TATCCAAGTACGCTTTGACCGCTACCCGCGCCGCCTTGATTGCAGATGGGAGATTCTTCGCAACAACTTTAGCAACCTTCCACCAGCCAACCTTCCCCAATTGCCGCGCCTGATACTTGTCTGAGCGTGTCCAATATCCACCCGCTGTGTCATTCACCAAGCGAAATGAATAGTTCTTGCCTTTCTCTTGTGGGGTGTATGTCCACGCCTCGGTTGATTTTCCTGTACGGTTATTCTGTCCAGGGTTGATTTTACCAGAGTGTAACGCCCAGAAAAACCAGCGTCTTTGTTTGTCGGTAAAGAATGAAAACCCATAGGCGGATTTTCTAGTCACAAACTTATACGGCTCGGGGTGTCTTAGCCCGCTCTGCGAGTCACCTACCAGCCATTCACTAATGGCTTTCAATGCAACAAAGGTAACGCCGCGAGGGAGGGAGGCTAGATATTTCTTTACCTTTTCAAGGTTGCGAATCTTGAATGATATGTTCATTTTACAATTGCCTTGATTCTGTTATATGCGTTTCGGCTTCTCTTCTTGTCTGTCGCCCTACGCTCACAGTCGCAACGCCAGCCGCCACAGGTCAGGTAATCGTTAGGGGGATTCTTTGGGTAGACGTTTAGTTCATTCCACTCACTCGCAAAGGCTACAATCCCATTCAACGCGGCACATTCTGGGCAATGTTGTTCAGTGGTTCCTAAAATCCACTCTTCGCGCCCGCCATTATTCAGCGTTATCAGGCTTGTTGCGTTTTCGTAAGCTGTATTCCATTGTCCCGCCCACAACTCAGCGCGAGATAACAGCGGGTCAACGGGGGCTTCCCTAATCCTTGCGTCTATGATGTCATTATAGTATTGGTATGAAAAGCTGGAATTCGTCTGCTCGGCTATCATATCGAGCAGGGATTCTTCGAGGTAATCAGGCAGGGCGGCGGTAGTATTATCTTCGTCCATCCCCTCATTTATCCACGCTGTATTATAGGCGTTTCGTAACTGCCCGCCGATAATGGATGTCATGCGGTCGGTAAACTCTACTGTTCCGACCTTGCCTTTATAGGTGTTTTTTACCAGAGTTTGAATCTTTGACAGCATATCTTCATAAGACTTGAAAGCATCAAAGGCAATTGACCCAAAGTAAAGTACCCGCGCCTTTCCCGTCAAGAATGGGACAACTTGCGGCACAAGTTTTACGGCCTCACGGATAAACTTTAGAATAATCACCTAACCGCCTTATTGATTGCCTCGGCTAACATCCGTATGCTTTCCGCGCCTTCCTGTATAGATGGTTTCATTTTGGAGTAATCCATCGAAAACAATCCCCGAACATCTAGCTCAGTTTTACAGGCGGGTAATCCCTTCTCGATTCTCTCACGTACTGGATAGGGAATAACGTCACTGTCAAACGGGACAGCCTGCCCGATACGCTTCATCGCCTTACGTTGCCAGCGGGCTAAATCCGCTTTCATCGGCTCTTGTGCGTCGGCTTCGTTCGGTTGCGTGTCTGGTTGTTCCTGCATAGGGGTCACAGGTTGTACGTTGTTCAAAGGATTAGTGGTCGGCTCGGGTTCGGGTTGTCCGCTTGTCTGTGTGATCTGTGAGGGTAACAAGTCGTCACGCTCATCGCCTAACGGGTCATCGCCATACCATTCCTCGCGGATTTCCTTTAGCGTGTGGGTGCGCTCAAAGGCGTCTTGCTCTCGTAACTCCAGGTCCTTATCAGTGACTCGGATGTCCTCAAACATGCCAATAAGCGGACGTCCACCGTAGAGGGGAAGGATTGAATTGGTAATCTTTTCCGACATCATAACGTGCATGGGGTAGACTGACAATTCATTAAACGACGCACGGCCGACAACTGAATTGGCCTGTGTTGCGTTTTCTGAAAGCATTGTATAAGAGCCTGGGGCAATGGTCGTCATGATTTCTTCCTTATTCGCCCTGCGCCCGTCTAAGAATTCCATCTCACGCTGAGATATTGAGTTTTGTAACCACTGTACGCCGCCTTGACCCACGCCCCGAAGCATGAGTAACTCTCTCTTTTTTGCGGCCTCGCGTGTGTCGTCTTTGATCTTCGCCCACTGTGGGTCGGCTATCATCTGCTCAAACGTAAGCACACCAGGCAGGCGGGCGTTATTCTCTTTGAATAGTCTAGTGTTCCATTCCTGCATACCTAAATCGCCATTAGCGACCATCGCCACAGCTTCAATTGCAGACAATCCAATAAACCTAGAAAACGGATTGAATCGCTTGAAGTGTACAATCTGGTGCGGCTCTAGGAATATTTCCCGCCCGTTTCCTGGGTAATACATGTACCCTTTTAGGTACATGTGCTCATCAGGGACAGGGATAATCATTTGAGAAGGGATAAACCACATTTCATCGGGTACTGAATATTCATCCTTTTTATTCAGCCACCAGTAAGCGTTACCTGTCAGCTTGAAAAATGCGATGGTTGCATAAAGGAATTCATAACGGGAATCAAGTTCATTGGGGCGGGACAATAACAACTCGAATTCGTGATTCGGGATGTCCTTCGGTTCTTTGCCCGACAATATACGCTTGACCTCAAAGGGGGTCAAAGCACCAGCGGCGGCGGTCAGGTCTACCGCTAAAAGCACCCATGATAACTTACGGTATAAGTCCGCCTGATTTCCATATACCGACGGGTCGGGGAGGTTGAATTTTTCCGCGCCCGCTGTCTCTAGTTGCCAGCGTTCATACTGCGGAAGATTCGCCTTTAGCGATTCAATTTCTTTTGTGAGTGCTTCTAGTTCTTTTTTTGTAGGAATTCCGAATATACCCATTTATCACCTCATACCCAGTCAACTATTTTAGATGCGTCTATGTCGCGCATATCATCTTCGTAAGCGTACCGAAGGCCGCCATCAATCAAGTGATTGTTTTTATCCACTGGTATTTTTAGGCTATTACCGCCCGCGTCTTTCTTCCAGTGGTATTGTTGCAGTTCGTTTATCAGATTGATACACGTCCTATCTACTATGATGGTCTGTTGTTTCAACCAGTCAATCCCAAAGTTTACCGAGTCCTTCCCCTTCTTTGCCCCTACAGCGGCGACGCCGTGATTATTCAATTCCTGAATGCTCTTAGGCTCTGCGCTGTCACAGATAATGCGCTCATCGCCTATCATTTCCTTTATGCGCTCTGCTAGTACATCATTGGTAAGTCCTGTCTCATAAAGTTCCTTGTAGAAGTAAATCGTCTTACGCATCTTGTCGTAATGGCTCACTCCCACAGCGGCAGGGTCACTGGAAAAACCGAAGTCTAAGCCGTTGCGCCTGTTGGTAAACTGGTCATGCATCTGCGACAAATCCTCAACGCGCCAATTGGTGAAGATTACGTCACCAAGCACGCCCCAATTACCCAGCGTGTACACCTGATAATAATAACTGTCGGTCTCTTGCTCTAGTCCCTTGCGGTCGTCACTGGTCAGAAATTTGTTATCAAGGTATGTAGTCTTTAGAATGGATAACTCAGGCGTCTTATATTTCTTCTGTTCATCCATCCAGCCAATACCGCTAAAGTACGTCTGATAAATCCAGTGTTGCTGTAATATCGGGTTGAATGTCATGTGTAGGCGTTTGGGCGTTTTGGGATTTCCGCCTCTCTGACGCTTCAATAGTTGCTTGATTGAATCCTGTGCTGTCTCGGTCGCTTCCTCTACCCATACGTCGGTAATTGCGCCTTTGGCGGGGGTGATAGACTTTAGCTTTTCCACGTCATCCAGCCCGCTAAAGATAATCTGATACCCATTGACACAGGTTATCGTACCGTCTGTTTTGTTGACGCTAAAGAATTGTTGTAAGCCCCATTCCGTAATAATCCTGTTGATCTCCTGCGCCACCGACCCGCGAATTGTGCGCCCTACCTGGCGACATACCAACCAGTTACGGCCTCCCGTCCTAGCGTCATCCATCGTATCTATAACGGCCTGCTGTGCTTTGAATTTACTCTTACCCGACGACGAACCGCCATATAGGATTTGTACCCGCGCCATGTTCTTTAGTTGGGGCAGGTACACATCATTCATAACGGCGGGGTCTAACTCAATCTTCGGGTATGTCATCAAATCCCTTTATGCCGATTTGTATCCTTTCACCGTTACTGGTTACGTCCACGTTCTGCGTAACCTTCCCCGCTATCCTGTCCAGTATCGCCTGCTTATCCGCGCTTTGTCGGCTCGTGGTCATACTGCGTATCATGGCGCGGAGGCGGTCGATCTTCTCATGTGTTAGCGGGTGTTCGATGTCCTCTGATAGTACGTCCCAGATGATATGTTCCAGGAGTTCCTCGGCTTTCTTCTTGTCCTTCGGCTTCTTGGGTGCGCCATGCATCCAGCGGCGGGGGTCGTATCCCTTCGATAGTGGCTTGCCGCGTGGCTTCTTTTGCAGGTTTTCCGCTGTTTCTGGTGCGAAATCGTCTGTCATTCTGTCACCAATTCGGGGGTTAGCTTGCTCGGTCTGTCTGCGGCCATATTAGATATACATCTTCCCGTTACTAAAAAGAACAGGGACAAAATACTTTCCCGCGCTTTTTATACTGATTGTGGTTTCTCCAACAATCCATTCCGCTGGTATATTTCCAGTGTGGACAAAGTCATTCTCACTTGAGCTTTGTGTGTCCCTGTCAATCGCCACGCCTGCGGGGATTTTGATTTCAAAGATTACTAAGTCAGTGGTGCTTTTATCAAGCCCAAAAAAATCAAGTTTGTCCTCCGCCCAATATGCGGCGTTATCTTTTGAAGAGGTTATGTAAACTTTCCCCTTCTTTGAGTTACGGGAGGCTTTACTTATTTCCAGCCCGTTTTTTTTAATGTACTCAGCCGCCTCGGAGGTTGTGCCGTGATAAAACGTACCGCCGCCCTCACCAGATGTGCCGCCGCCTGAAGCAGACCCGCCGCCTTCACCAGACCCACCAACTTCACCAGGTCTGCCTGTGTGTCCAAAATTACCACTGCCTTCGCCGCCCTTCATAGAACGCAGTTCTTGATATTTGTCATACGCCGCTTTATACGCCGCGTCATAAATCTTCTGTTCATACGGTGTTCGTTTTTTCATTTATCCTCCAGTTCGGGGGTTATCCCTGTCGCCGTGTAAAAGCGTTCTAGGATGACCGCGCCGTATTTTTCGCTTATCTCCATAGCAAAACAGCGGCGGGATAGGTTCTGAGCGGCTATGATGGTTGTGCCAGAGCCACAAAAACCATCAAGGACTATGTTGTTTTTAGTGCTTGAGTTTTTAATTGGAATCTCTGCAACTCCAATCGGCTTCTCTGTAGGGTGTATTCTTCCTGTGGTGTCTCTAGTGACTGTCCATACCGTTGTTGTTGTTCTGTCGCCTAAATTAAATGGATTTCCAGCACTTGCATAAAAACAAGGCTCGTGAAGCCATCGCCAATCAGCCCGCCCGATTGCGGGGGCGTTTACTCCAGAGCTTCCTTCACGCCCTTCGCCCTTCACCCAAATACATTGTTGAAGAACGCTTATTTTATTTTCATTCAATGCGTTCTCAAACTCTCGCTGATATTTTGAGGCGTGCCATATATACCAAGCGGCATCAACTTGTGAATACTGAAAAAACAAATTAAATGACTTCGATAGAAAATTCTGTAAATCCCCACCAACCAACTCGTCATTCTGTATTGTGTTTCCGTTGCTTGATTTGTAAGAAACGCCATACGGGGGGTCAATCCATACCATATCCGCCCTCTCCCCGCCCATCAGCCGTTCCACATTCTCCCGTACCGTACAATCGCCAATCAATAACCGATGCTTTCCGAGTTGCCATAACTGTCCACTTGCGGTCTGCCATTTCTCTTGCAACTCAGCGGCGCGGTCAATCTGCGGCTCTGCGTCTACCTGCGGGGCTTCATCGCCTGTCCCTTCCCGCCATTCGTCATCTGAAAACAGCTTCTTGATTTGCTCATCTTCCCCGCCCCATTCTTTCAGTAACGCCCAGTCGGGGTCGAAGTCTACCTGCGCGATTTTATTCGCGGCGACTGACAAACGGCGGGCGCGTGGGTGTTCTGCGTTCGGGATGTCATCACGGATAACAATAACAGGCCGCTTACCGTCACTGTGGACAATGATAGGCTCTACCTCTTGCCCGTCCTCGTCTGTGAATACCTCTACCGCCTTTTCAAGTCTTGCGCTACCGCTGATAATCTCACCGTCTGCGGCGGCGGTCTGAGCATCTATAAAACCATCCTCACGCAAGGACTTTTCAAGCAGTCGCAATCCGTAAGGGGTGTGTTTATTGGCGTTTCGTTTCTGGGGGGTAAAGTCTGAAATCTTCTTTGTCATTTCTTCCTACACTTGACGCACTTCCTGCGCGGCTTCGGTATCCTCGCCCCGCATCGGCAGAGGGTGAATTTAGACATAATACCTCGGCACACGATCCCCCGCCATCCTCATAGTGCATTGATAAAATGTGTCACGTTGCCAGTTACGCAGGTAGATGTACAACCATACGCAAAATAAGAGGGCAATGAGTCTCAGTATAAATCGTTTCATTGGCGGTATTTTACCACAAATAGACAAGCATCTATAAGTTTATCAGCGAGGAAATGAAGGGTACTTCTTCCTAATCCCCCGCCGCTTTCCCCTCTGCGGCCACAACCT